TAAAATAAGTAAGTAATCCAGCTCCACCTGTAAGTTTTGTTAATAAACTCATTTTTCCACCAGAGCCCAATAAACCTTTTGTTGCTGCTCTAGCTAAATTAGGAGGTCCACCTACTGCAGCTGTTCCAAGAAGTCCAGCTTTTAATCCACTTAACCCTCCGCCTATATTACGAAACGCAGCGGCCGGTCCACCAAAAGGTAACGTAGCTAATCCACCTATTAGTGCAGCTCTACCTACTGGACTTTTAACAACTTGTTTTGCAACGTCAACAACTTTACCTATACCTTTACCTATACCTTTAACTATCTTACCTAAAAAATATCCTTCTCTTGGAACAACGTTTGTTATCCCACCTGATGCACGTAGTTGTCTTCTTATTTGAGCTCTTGTTATCATAAATTTTTCCGTTAGTTTAAAGCAGGGATTCTACCTGAGTTTACATTATTATCTGTTTTCCACAGATAAATCAAGACTATGTTATAACTTCTCTCGGCTTAGATTCTAAAGCTGAGAGAACTACATGTAGCCTATTGGCTGTTGCCGCAGTCACTTTTAGTACCTCATTTTGTTGTAATACTAAAGGAGCTGTAAGTAATTCTGTTGTTGCATTTGCAGATATTGCTTTAGTCTTAAAAAGACTAAATACAGCATCTGATGTATCAGTAATAGTAACCGTTATAGTATCAGCATTTCCTGAATCTTCTGATACTAATATTGATTTTACAATAGCAGTTGCTGCATCAGGTACAGTATATAGTATTGTAACACTTGTTGTAGTTAAATCTACTTTTTTATTTACGAATGAATTAGCCAAAGAAATATGCCTCCGCTTCTGCTTCGTCTTTTATATCTTGTTGAAAAGTTGTATTTAATTTTTGTACAATACTATCAACATCTCTTACAAAAGATTGTTGTATTTGTTGATCATAATTTTTATTAGGTTGTGTTAATGATTGAATTATTCTTGCCATTATCTTCTACCATCCGGTTGATAATCTATTCTAAATGTACCTAGTTTCCAAAATTGACTTGTACTAGTATTATCTACTTTTAGTGATATTGATCTAGCACGTGCTCGTGTATCTATTTTTTGTGTACCACTTGTTACAGTAAATGGTCCTAACGTTGAGCTAGCTGCTGTATCATTTGGAAAGTCTCTTAAATTTAATGTTATTCTTGCATCTCCTGTTTGCGCAAGAAAGTCTGGTATAACTCTTCTAATCTTCATCATAAACTCACCGTCACCAGCTAATCCTTGTTGACCTACATCAAAGTCTCCAGATTCAATTGATGCAGTAATAGCAGTTGTCTGACCTTCTTTAACTTGGTTTAATCCTGTTTCATGTTCATAGTATGTTGATGTACCATCGCTATTACCAAAAATATAATTAACATCTGTTGTTGCAGTTGTACCATCTGCATTATAGTCTGTTGCATGTGGTTTACCAAATACTGCTGAGTCTTGCCAAGCGCTTCTTGCTAATGTACCAACAGTCCATACTGGTCGCTCGGGACTTGAATCTAGATAATTATAAGCTACCATTCTGTTAACTGTTCCTGAACCTGAGTTAGGATAAAACCACATAACTTCACCAAACAAGTTATTAAGTCCTGCATTGATATGTTGTTTTGGAATTGTGTTAATATCATCGTAGACATGATCTTCAACTAAACATGGTAATGATTCTAGTTTACCTGTGTATCTAAAGAAACCATTCTCTGACATCCAGTAAGCTGTACCATCAACCTCAACGGCTGCGTTCTGTCCAATTAATCCACAGTTAGTACCAACTTGTTGAAATGAGAAAGTAAATGGTGGACCAACAAATCTCATAATAAATAATGCTGTATCTGTCCAAATGTAAATTGCATCTCTACCTCTAATAGCACCAACAATTTTAGATCCATCTGCAAGTCTTTGTGTACCTGCAGTGTTTGTTGCACTTGGTGTATAAGTATTAATATCTTCTTGAGAAGAGAATCTTATAAACATTTCATCTTGTGTTGACTTAGTGCCAATAGTTGTTTCTGTTCCAAAAAATATTAAGTGACGATCTGGTGTAGATACTAAACTAAATGCAGATGCTGTTGGTGCACCTGTTATAATAGTTGCTCTTGTATTGTTTGCTCCTACAGGATTTGAATTCCATTCAAAACTTTCACCACCATTTATAGTTGCAATTAATTTATTACCTAAATTGTCTAGTGACCATAAACCTGGTGCAGTTACGATATCTCCTGACGCTGCAGCATTCCATGAAAAAAAGTTTGATGCATCTGTAACTGTTGCACCTGATGAGTGTGATGCAGCTGTTGTACCAGTTGCTCCTCTTGTTAATCCTGATAATGTACCACCACTATTACCAGTGTAAGTTATTAATTCTGATCCAATCAATACAGTTCCTGAAGATGGAAAAGATGTTGTACTTGCCATAGTTAAAGATGTTACACTTGTATTTATGCTTGATGATAATGTTGATGTAAACTGACCTGTTTGTGATCCACCCCATGAACCAAGACCCCAACCTGTTGTTGCAACCTCAACTGCTGGTCCAACTGGATAATAGTGCCTAACACGAATACCACCAGATGTAGATGCACCAGAACCAGACTCGTTAGATCCAACATCAATCGTTAATGTTGTATCTGTTGGTATTGATGTCACCATAAATTTATTATCATCAAAATTGTTTGATGTAAAATTAGAGTTAGTAATAGATGAAAAATTATCTAATAGTAAAATATCAAATTTATTTACGTTATGTGCAGATGAAAAAGTTAATGTTACAGTTGATGAACCGTTAGTTGTACTAAATGCACTTGTAAGAGTTGTTGTAGATTTAATTGGATGTATGTCATAAAAAATACCACCAGAGTATGCATATAAAATTCTATTTGTACCTAATGCTGCATACTTGATACCTGATGTATTTACAAAATGATGAATAGCTGTGTTACGACCAGTAATGTCAACAGAACCTAATTGTGCCCAACCACCTATTTTTTCAGGAGAGCCATATCTAAAACGAACGTTATCACCATTAACCCATTGGCTCTCGCCACCAGTTGATGTAACTTGTTTATTAAATCCAGGTGCAAACTTTACCTTCTGTAACATAGTGTTATCCTATGCTGTACTACGGTTTAGTTGGCCACGTAGCGTCTTCACATTTTTTAACAGTATCTTTTCCTGCTGGTAAATCTCTAAGATCTTTTCGATATGTTTTCATATCGTCAGATAAAGTATTATCAGACAAAGCTAAGTAATCAGTTTCAGCAAGAAGTCTATTTCTTTTAGCTCTTAGATCAGCCAAAGCTCTAGCTGGCGCTGCATTAGCCCAAGCTGCTTCTTCGTTGTCTCTAGCTGTTTCTTCTTCAGCTGTAAACTGTACTTTATTACCGTTTATATTATGATATCTTGGCATAGTTTTCTCCTTTGTGTTTATGTATCATTATTATAGTATTCCGTAAAGGCAAATATCTCCAGAATCTATATTACCACTAGACATTTTAAACTGTACTCCATCAATAGCAGATGTCGTATTACAATACCCAGCAAAATGCCATTCGTTTGTATAGTCAGATGCATGAGTAGTATTTGTGTGTATTTGAAAATGTTTTACAAAAGTAGTTGATGATGGATTAAATAAATGTAGGTATCCAGACACACATTGATCTGCATCTGAACCTAAATTATTAGATATATTTTGCACTGCAGTTGATTGTGCAAGATCATTATCTACATAAGCTGCTGCTTGTGTAGTGCCGGCTTCATCATGATAAGCTCTAAAAGAAGCTGTTGTTTTTACTGCATCGTAATCAGTTCCACCGTCTCTAAAATTTACAGTAAAACTTTCATCGTTTGTTTGTGGATGAATATTATTAATAGTAAACACATATTCTTTGTAAGTTGAATCTAATACAACTGAACTTGTACCATCAACAAAAGATAAATTAGCAGACGAACTAGCTGTTAACTTTTTAATAAAAACCATGTTACCACCGCTAGCTTCAACAGATCCAAAAGTGGTAGCTGTTCTTGCTCCTCTATCATTAATTGTAATTAATCCTGAACTTGGTAATGTCATTATGCGTCCTTTATTCCGTAAAGTTTAATTGTACCAGCATCTATGTTGCCTGATGACATAGCAAACTGAACTCCATCAATAGCGGCAGTTACATTACCGTAACCAGCTACAAAAGTATCTATAGTAAAATCATCTTTATAATAGTTATTAACTCTGCTTATAAAATGTTTTACAAATGTAGTTGATGATGGACTGTATAAATGTAAAGTTCCTGAACAAGATTGATCGTTGTCATTTCCAACACCATAAACTAATTGTGCTGCTCCTGTTCCTTGTGCTAAATCATTGCCAGCTTCATAAGTCAATGTAGAATTAGTACCAGCTTCATTATGATATGAAGAAAACATACTAGTAGTTTTAGTAGCATCATAATTTGAATCACCATCTCTAAAATTTACTGTAAAATGAACATTGTCTGAAGCTGGATGTATATTAATAAACTCAAATTTATAGATAGGGTATGTGCTGTCCAAAACAACATCTGAACTTCCATGAACAAATGAAAGATTAGCACTAGAACTAGCAGTTAAAGTTTTAATATGTACTAACGCACCTGGAGAACTTGTTGCAGATGCAGGAGCC